CGGCTGTCCATAGGCTTGTCCTGTGGGTAGGTGCCTTGTCCACGGCGGACGCGCCATCAAATATCTAGTCGTGAATTCTGTCGCCGACTATAGAACCATCAAAATCTACCCACAGATTCCCCAGACAAGCCAAGTTTTTGGGTGGTGGAAATGGTGTTCATGTCTGAAAAAAGTGATGTGAGTGACCCGAGTGACCGAAAGATGCCGAATTTCCAATGAGTTGTCTCGGCCGCGCACGTGTAGGAGTTAATAGGAAATTCGATCACGTTCGGTCACTAATCTATATAAATCAATGAGTTACGAATTTCATTCGGTCACTCGTTGTCTGCATATGGCAGGCTAGAACTGAATGTTTTTGCACGTAAAAACAGGCCATTGATGACCTTCACGCCGTTCGTGATACGTCCACGCTCGAACCCACGGGCAAGCAATTGCTGAGTCAACCAGCGGCTCGAACCAACAAATTCACCACGGCTTTCAGCGCGATCCTTCCAGCGTTGGTAGACGGCTGAAATGGGCTCTCTGGAGTGTGGTGAGCGCTGACATTCGTCGTCAATAAACTCGCCTACTGCGTCCTCTTCCTCGAAGTACTCTTGAGTGGCATCCTGAACACACTTGGGGGGCTTAAGCCCGGATTTTTGCCACTCCAGACAGCCTTGCAGACCCCAGGCCAGGATGGCATCACGCTCCATCAGCAGTTTTTCCTGGAGGTGCTTGTCACGCTTCTCAGGTGGCACGGTGATGGTGAACGGCACCAGATGCAGCCTGCGGCGCATGGCCTCATCGATGTTGCGAATCGTGGGCTTGTGGTTGCCAGCGATGAGCAGTTTGAACCGTGGAAAGAAGGTGAAGAAGTCCTGGCGCATGAAGCGTGCCGACACCGCATCTCCGCCGGTGATCTCCTTGACCTTGGACTCAGCCCAGCGCCTGCCTTGCTCGGTCTCGGTGGCCGACACCATGCGCGCGCCACGTAGCCCGGCCAGATCGGTTGGATGGCGGTCGCCGCGTGATTCCATGAAGGTGTCCATCGGCGCGTTGGTGGCGTAGTCACCAAGAATGCTGGTCAGCACGTTGATGAACACAGACTTGCCGTTGGCTCCGGTGCCGTACAGGAAAAACAGCGCGTGCTCCTGGGTGGAGCCCGTCAAACAATAGCCAAAGACGCGTTGCAAGTAGCTGACCAGCTCCTTGTCGCCGCCGGTGACCTGATCGAGAAACGCCAGCCAGTTGGGGCAACCCGAGCCCCAGACCGGACTGGCCGTGGTGATCTTGGTCATCAGGTCTTCGCGCCTGGGTGGGCGGGTTCGCCCGTTGTGCAGGTCAACTACGCCTGCGGGCGTGTTGAGCAGCCAGACGTTGGCATCCCAGTCGTCGGCCAGGGCTGCGTGAGTGGGCTCGCTGCGCGCCATACGCTCCACCGCCGACATGGTTGAAGAACTTGCCAGCTTGGTCTTGGTGCGCTCCGAGGTGGCCAGACTGGACGCTGCGCGGCAAACGCCACGAATCAGGTGGTTGGCATAGAGCACCAGGTCTTCGTTCCAGCGCTGGCAGTTCCACGCGTACCACTTGCCCCACTGGGCGCAGTAGCGCCAGTCCTTCCCATAGTGGCGGGTGAAGGCGGTGCAAATGCCGTCCTCGGTGGACCAGTCCACATCCTTGAACAATTGCTTGGCTGCGCTGGTGGTGCCCTGATCACCATCGGTGCTGACCTTTTGCAGCACCACCCTGGGACCCGACACAATGAAGCCATGCACATCAAACCCCACCTCGGTGGAGTCGTTGGGTGGTGGTTGCAGAGCATCGGCGCAGTCCCAGCCGACTGGGCGCTCAGCCGGTGGCTGCAATATGGCGCACGACAGGGCACCCGCAGACAGAACTGCCTGACCAGCGGCGTGCGCATAGGCCAGCCCTGGCTCGTCGTGGTCAGGCCAGATCAGCACAGCCTTACCAGCCAGAGGTAACCAGTCGGTTTTGTCCACCGGCGCGTTGGCTCCGTGCATGGCGGTGGTGGCGCAGATGCCCGCATCGATCAGGGTTTTGGCACACTTTTCACCTTCGACCAACACCACCCGGTCAGACTTAAGCATGCCCGGCTGGTTGTACAGTGGCCGGGGATCAGGCGGTGATGGCTTCTTGCGTTTGACATCCCAAGGGCGGAACTCCTTCTTCTTGCCGGGTGGGTCGTACCGATGCACGATGGCGATCAGCTTTCCATCGCCGTCCAGATAATCCCACTTGGCCGTGGCTGGTCCGAGATCGTCCATGGGTGGCTCGACCTTGCGCTTGCGCGTTAGCTGTTGTGGCGCTTTGCCGACCAGTTGCGCCGCAAAACTGAGCACCTTAGCAAAGTCCGAATGAATATTGAGCGATTGATGGGCAGCAATCAGATCGAAGATGTCACCGCCCTGACCAGTTGCACGATCTGTCCACAGTCCGGCCTTCTCACCGGTAAGAACGATCTCCAGACTGACGCCTGGGCTACCCAGAATGTCGCCCACCAGAAACTTGTCGCGTTTGACCTTGCCAGCGGGAAACATGTCCCTCAGCACCGACTCAAGCCGCAGCAGCAAGCTGGCGCGAATTTCTTCGCGGTTGCCATCGCCAGACGGTGATGGTGCCGGTGTCACATCGTTAAAGTCCATCATGGCTGGCATCCTCCGATTGGTCTGCACCTGTTTCAGAGTCGCCAGTGGCACTGCTGTTGGCAGCCCAAGTGCTCAGTTCATTCATGCGAAAGCGAACCAAGCCGCCCAGCAGGTAATGTGGAATGCGGTGTTTGGCGCGCATCTTGGGGTCGCCAAACCAGTACAGGGGCAGACGCAGCGCGCACGCCGCCTGCTTGGCATCGATCATGGGCTCGGTATCCATTTGGAATTCTTGCTTTTGTGTGTTCATTGGGTTGTCCTCCAGCAGCGGTCTTGCCACGCGCAAAACTTGCATTCAAAGTGGGTGGGGTCGATGTAGGCGCGAGGCAGCAGTTCACCTGCCTCCGTGGCGGCAATGACCTTCACGCCCCGGTCGGACATGCGCTGGGCCAGCGCCGCATCAAACGGCACTAACTCGGCGTAGATGTCCATGGTGTCGGCGTTAACCGCCGTGAAGATGGCCGGGTTTTCATGCAACTCCAGGTAGGCCTGGTAGATGGCCACTTGGGCGGCATAGACAGGCTTGGAGACGGCGAGCTTGTTTTTCTCCAAGTCGCGCCAGGATTTGGAGCCCAGGCACTTGTTCTCCCAAAGCGCCGGGTACTTGAATCCCTCTGGCCCGCCGACAAGGACACCATCGATGTGTCCCTGCAAGCGACCGTCAGCCGTTGAAAACCCAAACTGCTCGCCATTGGGTTTGTGCGTGCGCAGATCGAAACCGGCGGCGCGCAGCCACGCGACCATGCTGTCTTCGTTGACATGGCCACGCTCGAAGATGCGAAGAATCCGGCCCTGCGTTTCCCGCCCCGGGTCCACCGGCGCTTGGGCGTACTCGTATTGCAGGGCGCGTTCGCACGACACGCCGAGACGAGATGCGCCCAGATACTGGCGGGATTTCTCCTTGGATCGAGTCTTTTGCAGACCCTGATCGATCAGCGTGCTGATTTGGCCGCTGATGCTCGATGATGAGTTGAAGTCCATCATTTGGCATCCTCCCAAGGCAGGTCGTTTTCCATGTCGGCAAACGGATTGGCGACCAGATTCGCCATGGGATCCGGAACCTCTGGCAGACCACGCACCGGTGGGTATTTAGATTTCTCGTGGTGCTCCACCATGGCCTGCGTAAAGCAGGTGACGATGGAGTCGATCACCGCCAAGGCTTCAGACTCAGAATAGTCGCCCAGTGGCTTTTTGAACCCAATGGCTCCGGCTGCTTCACCGAAGGCCTTGAGGCACTTGACCATGGCGTTTTGCTCGACTTCAGAGAGATTGACCATGGTCGCCCCCTTGCTGTCGACCAGGTCGTCTTGCAAACGCACCCAGTTGCCATACATGGCGTGAAACGCTTTTTGACAGCGTTCGGAACAGAAGACCCAGTCCAGCGGATACCGCTGGGCCTGTCCTGTGCGATGCCGGGTGTCGGTATGACCGTACCCCCGGGCTTGACGTGAACAGACCCAGCATTTCATCGCCTGCCTTTCTTCTTGCAATTGACAAGACGTTCTTCAACTGGGCGACGACCCTCGGTATAACCATCGCAGTCAACAAAGAAGCGGGTTTTGGCGTGCAGACAGCGGCCCTGTTTGATCATCTGGTGCTGGTAGGCACGGGTGCAGTCGGTGCAGTAGTCGCTGTCGCCAGCTCGGGTCTTGATGGCATAGGTGCGCCACTGCTGGTACTGCGACGCGTCACTGAAACAGTCTGGGTGGTAAGCCTGCGGCGTAGGTAAAGAGGCATTCATGGCTGACACTCCTTACTGCGCCCATGCGGGTTTGCCAGATACAGGAGCGCGCTGTGGCGCTGGCGCTGATGCGGCGTTGGTCTGAGCTAGTGATGCTGCTGGCGCAGATGTAGCCGGATTGCTTGGTGCTGGCGCTGTGGCTTTCAACTTGGAGGGCACACCCATGATGCGTGCGTACTCAGGATGATCTGGCTCGATGGCCATCTTGACCACGTTGCGGTCCTCACCCCGGTCGTCCTTTTCGATGTCCACGCGCACCACGAATTCCAGACCGTCAAGATCAACAAACCCCTGGATGCGCCGGGCGGCGACAGCTTGGGGACTGTTGTCCTGCGGCAGGACGCCTCTGGCACTGTTGAGCGCA